CCAAGATTACCAAAAATATCTGGTGGTGTAGCAGGATCAGCTTTAATGATATCTGTATTTTCAAATATATTATCACCAATAGTAATAATATTACAAGAGTTAAGTGCAAAATTACAACAGTGTTTACCTAATGAACAAGTATCTACATTATCCGCTGAGGTATTACAATACACAGAAATAGGAGTTTCTAATGATTATGAAAACCAAAACCCTATAACTTATAATGGGTTTGTTATTAGAATTGAAGAGGTACCTTATACCCCTACAGTGAATCAAAAACGTGCTGTTGGATACAACACACAAGGAATTCCATTGATTAAAACCCCTTTATCTTTTACTACAAATGATTTAGTTTTAATTAACGAACTTAAAATAATAATTGACAGAGATAATTTAAAAGCATATTAATTTAATATTTATAACGAAAAATAATGAAAACCTCAGAACTTAAAAACCTCCTTAAAGAAGCGGTAAAAGAAGCAATCCAAGAGGAGTTGCGTGATATTTTATTGGAAGCAGTAAAATCCCCTAAAACAGTAGTACATGAATCTTTAAGAGATACTTATGCTCAACCTCATATTGAAAAACCAAGACAATTAACAGCAGAAGAACGTAAAAATATGTTTTCTGGGATTTTAGGTGAAATGCAAAATGGAGGAATTGCTAATACAGCATATGCTGGTACAATGCAAGCAAATGGTCCTATCGATCCTTTGAATGGTTCATTGCCTGAAGGATCAGTTGGATTAGATCAAATAATGAATTTAATGAAAAAATAATGGCAATAATAGTCCAAAATAGATTTCCAAATGATGGTATTGGTAGACAAGCAATAGGGGTAGATTTACCCTTTAATGGTCCTGCTGTATTCAAATCTAATTATGTGACTAGAGAAGCAATTAAAAATAACTTATTTAACTTTTTCTCAACCGCAAGGGGCGAAAGAGTATTTAATCCATTTTTTGGAACAGCTTTATTTAAAATTGTATTTGAACAAATAACTCCTATTACTGATGAATACATTAGACAAATAATAGAACAGGAATTATCACAATTTTTCCCATTTGTTAATTTAGTAGAATTAAATATAACAGCTGAAGAAGATGTAAATAATTTATTTATTGGAATAAAATATCAAGTTCAAAATTTTGGAATTTTAGATGAAATTAACATACAAGTATAAAAATGGCTATTAAAAGAGATATAAAATATGTAAATAGGGATTTTACTTCCCTAAGAAATAGTCTTATAGATTATTCAAAAACATATTTCCCAAACACATACAGCGACTTCACAGCAGCATCCCCAGGAATGATGTTTATGGAGATGGCAGCATATGTAGGTGATGTTTTATCATTCTATGTTGATAATCAATTCCAAGAGACGTTTATTCAATATTCACGTCAAACCCAAAATTTATATGATTTAGCATATATGATGGGTTATAAACCAAAAGCATCAACAGCAGCAACAGCAATTATTGATTGTTACCAACAAGTTCCTTCAATAAATGATGGATCAGGAACATATGTCCCTGATTACTCATATGCCTTACAAATCCCAGCTAATACAACAATAACCGCTGCTTTAAGTGGATCTGTTAAATTTTTAATTCAAGATAAGGTTAATTTTGCTTTTAGTAGCTCAATGGATCCTACAGTAGTTACTGTATTTGAAACGGCGGGTGGTATTCCTACTTACTTCTTATTAAAGAAACAAACCAAAGCCATCTCAGCAACTATTAATACAATTAATTTTGCGTTTCAATCCCCAATCCCGTTTGATACTAGAACAATTACCGATACTAATATTTTAGGAATTTTAGATATTACAGATCAAACCACAGGGGATACATGGTATGAAGTAGATTATTTAGCCCAAGATGCTATATTTGAAGATATAGTTAATTCAAATCCAAATGATCCTAACTATGTTTTAGATACGGATGTTGCTGATTTATTAAGATTAAAGCAAGTTCAAAATAGATTTGCTACTAGATTTTTAAATAAAACTAATCTCCAAATCCAATTTGGATCAGGTAACCCTACAGATACTACTGAGGAATTAATTCCAAACCCAAACAATGTAGGTATGGGATTACCAAGTGAACAAGATAAGTTAACAACAGCTTATGCCCCAACTAACTTTATATTTACTAATACTTACGGTATAGCACCGTCTAATACAACATTAGTCGTTCGTTATTTAACAGGTGGTGGAGTTTCATCAAATGTAATATCAAACGATTTAACCGGATTAGATACAACAGGAGTTACGTTTGTTAATTCTACTGTAGCTAATTCTAATTTAGCCGATCAAATATTCAATACCTTATTAGTAACAAATCCCGAAGCAGCTTCAGGAGGTAGTGATGGAGATGATATAAATGAAATTAGACAAAATTCATTAGGTAACTTTAATAGCCAATTAAGAAACGTAACATTTGATGATTATGTAGTTAGAGCTTTAAGTTTACCTCCACAATATGGTACTATTTCTAAAGTGTTTGCTACTAAACCTAAAGCTGGGCAACAGGTGGCAAGTAATAGTACTTTAGATTTATATGTTTTATCTTACAACAATTTAAAACAATTAACAACAGCATCAACAGCATTGAAAAGAAATCTTCAAACATATCTTTCTCAATACAAAATGATTAATGATTCAATAGGAATCAAAGATGCATTTATAATTAATATAGGTGTTAATTTTGATATAATTACTTTACCCTCATTCAACTCAGATGAAGTACTTTTAAAATGTATAGAAGCTATCAAGTTAATATTTAATATAGATAGATGGCAAATAAATCAACCTATTTTATTAAGAGATTTATTTGTGGCTTTAGATGAAATTGATGGGGTACAAACAGTCAAATCAGTTGACATTGTAAATCTTACAGGAACAGCAACAGGATACTCAGAATATTCATATGATATGGTAGCAGCAACAGCTAATAATGTTATTTACCCATCATTAGATCCTATGATTTTCGAATTAAAATACCCAGATACAGATATTCAAGGTAAAGTAGTACCTTTCTAATTATTAAAATAAAATGGCAGTATATAAATTATTTCCTGAAAAAGACGCTACAATATATTCAATGTTCCCCAATATGAATACGGGGTTGGATGAAATGATTGAGTCTACATTAACATCAATAGCACCAAACGACCCTAATCCTCAAGTTAGTAGATTTTTAATCAAATTTGATCAATCAAAAATTGAAGATATTATTACTAATAAAATAGGAAATGCAGAGTGGGATGTTAATTTAAGATGTTTTATAGCAAAAACAACAGGTCTTAGTGACACTACAACTCTAGACATATTTGCAGTTTCAGGTGCTTGGGATATGGGTACTGGAAAGTACTTAGATGATCCTATTACAACAGATGGTACATCTTGGATTTGGCAAGATTATTCTGGAAGTAACCAATGGAATGTTCTCTCCCCAGGAGCAAATGTTACCTCTTCATATGATATAAATTATGCTCCTCTAGGTGGAGGTACTTGGTACAACCAAATTTACTCAGCTTCAGGTCAACCGAATATATATTTATCTGCTTCTCAAGTATACACGTATGCTAATGATAAAGATTTAGATGTAAGTGTAAAAAATATAGTAAATGTTTGGTTAACAGGGTCTATACCTTTTTATGCTAATCCCACAGACCAATCAACTAATACTACAAGTAGTATTTCAGCATCCAACCAAGGATTTTTAGTTAAACAAAAAGTTGAATGGTCAGATACTGATAACTACCAACCCGAAATTAAATTCTTTTCAGTAGATACAAATACAATTTATCCTCCTCAACTAGAATTTAAATGGGTAGATTATTCTTATGAAACTGGATCCCTTTCAGTACTTAATACTCTCCCAGCTACTATTTTATTAGCAGAAAATCCGGGAGTATTTTATCCTGAAAGTAAAAATAGATTTAGAGTTAATGCTCGTCCTGAATATCCACCAAGAGTTTGGCAGACATCTTCAGTATATTTAACTAATTATGCTCTTCCTACAGCGTCTTATTGGGCGTTAAAAGATCTAGACACGAATGAATATGTAATCGATTTTGATACCACATATACACAGTTAAGTTGCGACTCTAACGGAAGTTACTTCGATTTGAATATGAATGGTTTACAACCAGAACGATATTATCAAATTCTAATTCAAACTGAAATAGATGGATCTACTTTAGTATTTAATAATCAATATTACTTTAAAGTAATTAATGGGTAATGAAGGAAATAAATTTAAATAAACAAGTATTTGAGAAACAAGCATTCGATAATACTATAGATACCTCATTTTCTGAGTTAACAACATCTACTCAGTTGGTAACTACTTCCTCTACACCTACAATAGATCAATTTTTCCAAGATTATCAAACTTTATTTTATACTATACCTAAGTTTGGAGATACTAATTCTCATGAGTATCTTGTTATTAATAGTCAAGCTTATATAGGTACAGTAGGAGGCAATGATGATCTAGTAGAGGCATTGATTGCTGAAGTAACTGAATTAAGAAATGAAAATATTGCTTTACAACAAGAATTAGCAAATAATGTTGCTAAATCTGCTACTGAAGCTTTAACACAATTACAAGATACAATAAATGGTTAATATAACTCCTATAGATCCTAATAGTTTAGCTCTACAAACATTTAATGTAGAGGATTTTATTATTATACCTAACCAAACTACCTCTTCAGAGTTTGTTCCGGTACGTGATAGGATTGAATATTTTATATATGATTATAATGATAGTCTTTTACATACTGACTATAACTTAACTTCATACACACCCGCTAGAGTTAATACAGCCGGAAATATATTAGAAATTAATTTAAATCCTGAACAAGATGCTTTAGATGCTGGTTATGACACAGGTATTGTTAAAACTATCTATAATTTTATAACCCCAGAATTAGGAACTGAAATTAGTAGAGTATATATAAGTCAAATTTCACCATCAAGAACAGAAATTCGTCTTAGTTCTAATTCAAACCCACTTTTTGAAGTAAATTTATCCGAAGGAGAAACATTTTTAAGTAGTTCAAATTATTTAGAATATTCTTCTTTTAGAGATAAGTATACAAATAGTGCTTATTTTGATGAATTTTATTTAAATTTTGAAGATAATATATATGTTTTAGGTATTAATTCATTATTTGAATATGATGAACAAACCCAAACCACTTCATTATTAATAAAACTATATGAACCTCTTCCAACAAATATTGGATTAAAAACAGAGTGTTACATTGTTACAAAATTAGCAGAATCAGTAGGTTACCAGTTATCCTATACTCAGGAATTTAACTTTGAGGATACATCAATTAAATTAGCACCTGCTAATTATAATATTCCTATTTTAAATGAAATAGGCCCAACCACTGTATATAAAAATTACGATGATATTACAACTACGACCCTTTCAGGATCGTTCTTCCAATTAATAAATAACATATCATCGTCATCTCCTGATATCAATGTTGATTATACCGATTACGAGGATTTTGTATTCTTTTCATCAGCATATCAAAGATTAACTAATTTTAGAGATAAAGTAATTTCTATCTCTCAATCACAATATCAATTAGATTTATTATATTCAACAATCTCAGGACCTACTTCAAATTCAACAGTAGTATCTTCTAGTAAATTTATAATTGAATCTCAAATAGCAGAAACAATTGCTAGTTTTGATGGATATGAAAATTATCTCTACTATGATTCAGGTTCAAAATCATGGCCTAAATCAAATAGTGTAATTCCTTATGTTTTATACTCTCCAACAAGTGTTCAAGCTACAACTTGGTTTAATGACCAGATAGCAACAGCATCGGCATACGATAACCAAAACCAAAATAACTTAGAATTCGCCGTACCTTCATTTATTAGATATAATAATAGCAATATGAATTACATATTGTTTACTAATATGATTGGACAATTCTTTGATGAAATATGGTTATATACTAAAGCTATTACTGCTAAACTAGAAGCAGAATCTAATTTATACCAGGGTGTTTCTAAGGATTTAGTAGGCCAAGTATTACAGTCTTTAGGTACAAAAATATATGATAGTTCATTTACTTTAGAAAACATATATAGTTCAATAATTGGACTCTCAGCAACTGGAGCAACATCTCCCTCTACTGGAAGCCAGTATATTACAAACTATGTAACATCTTCTATAGCAACTAGTCAGGTACCTACAATTGATGATTTTGTAAAACTTTCATATAAAAAAATATATGCTAACTTACCATATCTTTTAAAGAAAAAAGGTACAGTAGCTGGTTTAAGAGCTTTAATTAACATATTTGGAGTTCCTGATACTATTTTACGTATTAGTGAATTTGGTGGTAAAGATAAAAAAGGAGAAACTTGGGATAAATGGCAACATCAATTTAATTATTGTTGGACAACCCAAGATTCAGGATATATAGAAACAGAATGGGAATTAAATCCTGATTGGGGATCTCAAGATAATGTACCTAATACCCTTGAGTTTAAATTTAAAACTCCTGGATTAGACTCAGCATTAACCTCTAACTCACAAAGTTTATGGACTTTAGATACAGATGCTAGTATTGTCCTTGAATATACAGGATCAGGTTATACCTCAGGTTCATATAGTGGTTCTATTCCGGATACATTCAATGAATATGCTACATTAAAATTCATTACCAATAATACCTCAGCAAGTATTTACTTACCTTTCTTTAATGAAGAATGGTGGTCTGTTGCTGTAACTAAAGATGGTAATGATTTTAAGTTATTTGCTGGGTGTAATATATATGATGGAAATGATGGAAATACATTATCATATACTGGATCCGCCACATTAAATGCTGATGAAACTAATTGGATAACAGGTGTTACCTCTACATTCTCCCAAGCATTCTCATATTATTCTAAATTTAGTGGTTCTTACCAAGAAATTAGATACTACACAATCCCATTATCAGAAAGTGTATTTTATGATTACATAATGAATCCTTATTCTATTGAGGGTAATTCATTCAACTCATCCCCATATCAACTTGCTTTCAGAGCTACATTAGGAGGTGAATTGTATACTGCTTCTATATCCATGCATCCTAAAGTAACAGGATCTTGGATAGCAACATCTTCATTTGCTGGAGATAATAATAGCTTTACTATAGATAATGGTGAATTTGCTATTAATCGCAGTTACATATTGTTCGACCAAATCCCAGTAGGTATAAAAAATATTGTATCTGATAAATTAAGACAAGAAAATATAGTTTTACCATTTAGTGGATCTGATGCAAACGTACCTTCAAATACAGTATTAACTCCATTTATATCAGTTCAACAGGAAGTTTATCCTAGTTCAAGCTATGTAGAAGATATTAACTATGTTGAAGTAGCTTTTTCACCTCAAAATGAGATAAATGAAAATATAAATTCGCAAATAGGATATTTCAATATTGGTGAACTTATTGGTGATCCACGATTAGTATCCTCATCAGCAGAATATTACCCAGCATTAAATGCAGTACGAGATTCATATTTTGAAGAATATATTCACAATTATGATATTTGGGATTACATAAGACTTATCAATTATTATGATAATGCCTTATTTAAAATGATTGAAGACTATGTTCCGGCTAGAAGTTCCCTTTCAACAGGTATTGTAATCAAACAACACATCTTAGAAAGAAATAAATATCCTGTTCCACAAGTTAGTACTACATCCTCCTTAGCTATTGTAGGTACTAATACTCCTGGAGAATTTATTTCATATGATACTGAAGACCTGTTAATAACAGGTTCTCCAATCCCAATGTATGAAATTACAGGTAGTGCAGGTGGAGTAATGCCTAGTTTATTAGTATCAACAATACCCTTTGAAAGTGCATCAGCTTATACAGATTATTCATACCCTGGAGTAGTAAATATTACTCAAAGTTGGTCAGGTAGTACCCCATCATTATCAGGATCTGTATCTTTCATAGATGCAACTTCAGCTGAATTTTATAATGGAGAGTTTAGTGGATCAATAATTGAAGTAACCAATGGTGAACTCAACCCAGGATGTGATCCTATTAAAAGTGCAGGTACAGTAGCCCCTTTATATGATGTATCAGGAAGTTTATATACTGAGTTTGGAAGCTTTAATACTGCTATAGGTTATACAATGAATGATGGTGAATTATCTGTTTGGTTTGCACCCTCAGCATCATATTATTATGATCCTGGATTTGCTGAATTTGTAAATGATGTTAAATATTTCATATCAGCTATAGCAATTGCCAAAGAAACCTTAAATGGTTTAGATTTAGAAACTTATATTCCTCAAGTTATTGAATTAGTATTAAATGCTAATTATACTTCTGCTGATTTTACATTATCTGGTTGGAGTGGAAGTACTTTTAAAACATGGAATGGGAATCCTAACCCAACGATAGTAATAACTAATATTCAAGAAAGAACATCTTTTTCGGGAGATCAATTTTATATCCTCCAATGTGTTCCAAACCAAAGTTCTTACTTTAGAGTACAACAAACCGGTACTTTCACTACAGGATCTGTTTCTGTAGCAAATAAATCATCTGTTTTAACTGTGTTAGAACCATTTGTACCACAATCATTCCCAGAATCTGATTGTAATGCAATTTATGGAAATGCATTAATTAATAGAACAAGTAGTGTTTATTTTGATGTTGATTATTCATCTAATGCTATTACTGCTGTAAACGAACAGACTATTTTAGATGAAACAGCATTAAAAGCAGAAGTACAAGATTCTAATTATACACTACTTCGTCAAATTAATCCAAGATATTTAGGTAGTAAAAATACTACTCCACTTGGAACAGATTTATATCCTTTTAATATCTTAGGAGGCAGTACATTACCAGCGGTAGAACAACTAACATCATATTTTGCCTACACCCCAGGTGGACGTGGAAACACATTAGCTCAAAGATCAGGTAGTGGTAATTATAAAATAGGATTCTTAATAGACCAAACAGGAAGAGTAATCCAACCAAATGTATCTAGCTCAGATTATATTCCTAACTTTTATGATGCCTTTCCAGCATCATCTACAGTAGTATTGTCTCCTACAAATACAGGTTCACAAACTTTAACCGAAACAGAATTTACAGTAGACAAACCAGGTGGAATCTATTTACCCGTTCTTTATTCAGATACAGGTTCGCAGGGTACTGATTATCTGATTTCAGGAACATTAGCAGATATTGATTTTCAATTTAATCCTAATGTTAGTACAAATTACAATTTTGCAGCATCCCTCTCAGGAAATTATAATATACCAAACACAGGAATAGCAACCAATATTACATGGAATAATATAACCTCAGATGATGCTGGTGGTTGGGACTCATCTCTTTATAGATATGTGGTTCCTTTTTCTTCCCCTATTAACCTATCAGTTTCATCAACAGTTAATTTTACTATTAATGCTGGGAGTGCAGGACCTGTTTCTATTTCTCTTATACGTAATGGTTCAGTTGTAGCCACAGGTCCAACATATACATCTGCTGGAACATATTCGGTAACAGTATCTACATCTGCGTATCAAGCAACTGCTGGTGATTATTATTCAATTGCTTTAACTAATTCAACAGCCGGTAACGTAACAGTTGTAGCATTAGCTTCTATATTTAATATTCAAGCTTTATCTCCAATAACAAGTATAACAAGCCCATATTTTACAACTGGATCTCAATTAGCAACAGCCGTTACTTTTCTTACAGGTTCAGCTAATTTAAAAACAATGTATGGTGGTAGTTATATACAATTTGTTAATCCTAATACTACTGGATTTGATAATAACTTACCATTTGAAATCCAACAATATGATGAACTTAGATTTGATGGTACTGAATCCAAAACAGCTTTAATTAGTACAGCATCGATAGTAGGATCGAATCTAATAATCCAACTTACAGAACCTTTAGATACAACAGACATTAATATAAATTATTTTTTAATTAGACGATTTGTCCCTACAATAGACAATTTAGTAATTAATAGTCCCGGAACATTAATAGGACCAGGATTTATATTCCCTAAATACCAGTCTGATTTACTAAAACAAAATTTACCAAATATTATACAAGATCTTACAAGTAAAGGTTTAATTTCTACAACATAATTAAAATTCAATATATTTATAACGAAAAACACATAAAAAATGGGATATTTAAATAACTCGGTAGTAACAGTTGATGCCATTCTAACCACTAAAGGCAGAGAATTACTAGCCCAAAACAATGGTACATTCAGAATTACTCAATTTGCTTTAGCAGATGATGAGGTTGATTATACTTTATACAACCCAAACCACCCATCAGGTTCTGCTTTTTACGGACAAGCAATTCAAAACATGCCATTACTTGAAGCTTTCCCTCAGGAAACTCAAATGATGAAATATAAATTAGTAACTTTACCACGTGGTACAGCTAAATTACCTATTCTAGATTTAGGTACAAATGCAATTGTTCTTAAACAAGGTGCTTCTTTAGCAATTACTCCTCAAACCCTAAATTATTTAGGTGGAAATACCACAGAAACTGCAGGATATACAGCAACAATTTCAGATGTTAGATTAACTTCAACATTTGAAGGAGTTGGTATTAATACACCACAAGTTCAAGCATTAAATGCTAGTGTAACTGTAGGTACAAACGTATCTAAAACAGTAGTAGGTACTACAATAAACGTTAGAGCAACAACAATTAATACATTGTTTGGTACTAACACAGCATTATATGCTACCTTAACAGTAGTTGGTAATGATAGTGGTGCAAGATTAACAATTCCATTTACAGTAACACAAGTATCTTAAAATATAAAATATGTCTTATACTCAATTAGGAGTCGATGATTTCGTAATCTCAGCTGATTCAATCTCAGCTACATTATGGTCAAATGGTACTCAAACTTTATCAACATTTTTCACAGCATCCTCTCAAGTTGGAGGTTCATCAGGTGATTTTTATATAAATGTTTATGATACTGTATTATCAGAATCAATCCAATTTGCTATTGCATATGGAAACTCATATGGTAGTGGAAGTTCAGTATACAATTCAGCCGTTGATGGTAAATCACCTACATCTACAATCTATGGTCAATACCAAAATTTAGTGATTGGAGATGAAAATACTGATTTTGTTTTTGGTGCTATTACTTCATCTGAATTTTTCGCATTACCTATTGAAAGAGCAAGATATAAAGAATCTATTTTCTTAGGTTCATTATCATTAACTATTAGTAACCCTCTTAGTGCAGCATCCGGATCTATTACTTTAACAGATAATAGTAATTATGTAACTGCTGTTCAATTCTGTGAAGCAGGCAGAGTATTCCAATTAATTACAGGTTCACAAGGTGTTTTAGCCCCTATTACATCAAGAAACACATCTGACGGATACACAACAACCTCAGGTTCTTATGGATGGTTACTTCCAGATATCGGAACTATTATCTTGAATCCAAGAGCTTTAGCTGCTATTACAGCCAGTGGAGGTATTGGATTTGTTTATAGTGGTTCTTCATATTCAGGATCATTATCGTATGATTCAAATGCAAATGCAAATGCACAATTATATAGAGCAATAAGTGCATCAGCTAATTTCAAACTAAATTCAGAAGAAACAATCACTTCAGATTTTATATTTGTAAGACCTAGAAGTTCAGAATATAATTACTCAGAAAATCCATCATTCATTTCAGGTTCAACTGGGGAAGTATTATATCCTTCATTTATTAATAATCCTCAAGTATATATTACAACAGTAGGTTTATATAATGACACTAATGAATTATTAGCAGTAGCAAAATTATCAAGACCTCTATTAAAAGACTTCACTAAAGAAGCATTGATTCGTGTTAAGCTAGATTTCTAAAATGAATGGGTGCATACAAACAATTTTTAGCATCAGACATAATTGTCGAACCATTTGAAGTAAATAAAAGCTTTTACTTTACGGGAAACACTGAACTCGAAGCTTCAAATGTTAGCATTAACAGATTTATAGGTACTAACATTACTGGAACTTTCTACCCAGCATATGATCCAACAACAGGATATGATAACTCTCAATACCAGAGATTAGTATATAATTCTATTAAGGAACTTTATTATTCAAATTATTTAAGTTCTTCATATGGTGATGCGGTTAATACAGGTAGTATTCTTCCTGGATCACAACCTGATGGAGATATATTAACTGGTACTCCTCAATCTGATGGTAGATACTATAATTATCCTCAATCATCATTAACATTTGCTAAGTATTTTCCTACTGGATCAAATGCAACAATTGGTGTTATTTCAATACCTTCAAGATTATATGGTAATAAAATTTCTCCTAAATCTTTTTATTTTGAAGCAGATGGTGATACAATATTTGATGATGGTGAAGGAAATATCATTCTTTCATCTTCTGCAGAAATTGTAGGAAATATTCTTTACCACCAGGGGTTAATTACTATTACATATGATACCACATTAGGAGGATATGGTAGTGGGTTATATGGTTCTGCAATATATGGAGGTTTATCAATTTTAAATAATCTTATAACTTCAAATAATGTTACTTGTTCATTCTCATCTTCGTTAATTATATTTGAAACACAATATAAAGCAACTGCAAGAGCAAATGAATTTAACTTTTCCCAAAATCCATCATTAACATCAGGTAGTACTCAAATTACTAGTTCCCAAGGTACTTTTTACACCCCAGGACAATATATAAGTGATTTTGCAACTGGGTCTGATTTTGCCCCATATATTACATCTGTAGGGTTATATGATGATAATTATAATTTATTAGCAATAGGTAAATTATCTTCTCCCTTACAAACAAGTCCTTTAATAGACACAACAATATTAATTAACTTAGATCGTTAAAATGTGGTTATATAAACAAAAAATAATGGAGTCTATGTTAGACTTCCCAGATAATACTTATGGTTTTGTATACAAAATTACTCATAAACCTACAGGAAAATCTTACATAGGCAAAAAAATACTTCAAAATACATCTAAAGTAAAATTAGGTAAAAAAGAAATAGCTGAATATGCCGGTGTTGTAGGTAGACGTCCCTCATACAAACTTGTAGTAAAAGAATCAACATGGAAAACATATTGGGGTTCAAACAAACATCTTAATGAGTTATATAAAACAGAGCCAAAAGAAAATTTTGAACGTATTATTTTAATATGTGCTCCTACAAAAAAATTATTAACTTATTATGAGTTAAAATTCCAAGTACTATACGAAGTCATAGAAAAACCAGATGAGTTTTTTAACGACAATATCTTAGGTAAGTTTTTTACCAAAGACTTTGATTAGCTTTGATAAGCGAAATCTAGTTCGTATATTACCCTTATGATAAATCAATCTCTAGTAGCACTGACTAATTCGGTGCTTGGTTCTGGTAAAGCAACAGCGAGGGGCAACTATGCTTATCACTGTCCTCTATGTCATCACCCTAAACCAAAACTAGAAGTCAATATGACTGAAAATGCTAAAGGTGAAAATGCTTGGCATTGTTGGGTTTGTGATAAAAAAGGTAAAAAACTATATCAATTATTTAAAGCAGTAGAAGTTTCCCCAGAAGTAATGTCTGAGTTGAAAGCTATTGTAAAATATATTGGTCCTGATACTAAAGTTCAAACTGAGGAAAAAGTTAAATTACCTAAAGAATTTGAAACATTTGAGGGACTAACCCAAGCAGATATTGAAGGCAGACAAGCACTAGCATATCTAAAATCTAGAGGAATTACTGAAGATGATATATTAAAGTATGGAATCGGATATTGTGCTACAGGTCGCTATGCCAAAATGGTTATAATTCCATCTTACGATTCTAAAGGTACTCTAAACTATTTTACAGGTCGTTCATTTGAAAAGGAACCATTTGTAAAATATAGAAATCCATCTGTATCTCGCGACATCATACCATTTGAGTTGTATATAAACTGGAATATACCGCTTATATTGTGCGAAGGACCATTTGACGCCATCGCCATTAAAAGAAATGTTATCCCGCTGTTAGGCAAAAATATACAACCAAATTTAATGAAAAAGATTGTAATGTCTTCTGTTGAAAAAATATATATTGCTCTTGACCGTGATGCTCAAAAACAAGCATTAGATTTTTGTGAACGACTTATGAATGAAGGTAAAGAAGTATATTTAGTAGATATGGAAGACAAAGATCCAAGTGAAATGGGGTTCACTAACTTCACAAATTTAATTCAAGAAACATACCCCTTAACATTCTCAAAATTACTTGAGAAAAAACTATTCCTATGAAAAAAAGAAATGTAAAAGTAGTCAACAATCGTATCCTTGAAATTTCGGAAGATGCAAAACAAATTACACTCCCAGATTCTAGATACTACAGACGAAATGGGGAGTATTATCCATCAATTACACACGTATTAGGTTCATATCCAAAAGGTAAACATTTTGAAGAATGGCTTAAAAATATGGGTCGTTCCGCTGACTACATTGTAAAAAAAGCAGCTGAAGATGGAACTAAGGTTCACGAAATGATTGAGGAATATTTGGAAGGTAAAGAAATGAACTTTCTAAATGAATGGGGTCATCCACAATATGATCCTTTTATTTGGCAAATGTTTTTACGTTTTGTTGATTTTTGGGAAACCTATAAACCTGAATTAATTGACCAAGAAATCCACCTTTATTCAGATGAACTTAAGGTAGCAGGAACAACAGATTTGGTTTGTAGAATTAATAATGAACTTTGGATTATTGACCATAAAACATCAAATCACATTCAAACAACTTACGAGCTACAGGCAGCTGTTTATGCTCACTGTTATGAGGAATGTTTTGGAGTTAAACCGGACAAAACTGGCATCTTGTGGTTGAAATCCTCTAAACGTAAAGGTTCAAAAGATAAAATGCAAGGTAAAGGATGGGAAATGATTTTACCAACTCGCACACAAGAAGAAAATATTGAAATCTTTAAAACAGTAAAACGTTTATTTGATTTAGAAAATCCAAACGAAGCACCTGTGTTTACTGAGTTCAAAACACAAGTTAAAAGAGAAGATTAAAAATGTGGAGGGGCGAAAGCCCCTTCGTACATTTACCATATAATAAATAAAGGTTATGAGTATTACAAATAAAGACGGTTACGAGTACATGTACATGGGACGTCACAAAGTTACTGTGCGTCACAAAGTTAATGATGATTTAACTAAAATGATAGGACGTACTCTTCGTACATGCCTATTACCTACCTATTTAGGTAAACTTCTTTACATTCAAGATGATAAATGTTATTTTGAAGTTTTACCCAACCCAGAATTTACTCGATATAATGGATGTGCTGGTCAGGTAGAATATATAAATGAACACCATGTTGTTACGATGAAATTTGAAGAAACAGAGTAGTTACCATATTTATATTAAATACTTGGACTAAATGATTTCATTGATGCGACTTCTTAAAGAGGCAACAAATACCCCTAAAGCTGTTATACTGGCTGGTGCTCCTGGTGCCGGTAAATCATCAATAGTCGGCAACATTATTTCAGGAATGGGTCTTAAGGTTCTTAATATAGATGATCATTTTATCAAAAATTTAAAAGACGCAAATGTTTCTCTAGACCTGAAAAAAGGTGGACCTGAAGAAAGAAGCAAAGCAGCAATAGCAATGCAAGCTGCTCAAAAAACATATGCTTCTGAATTGGAACAAGAAATTGAAAAACGAGGTAATATCGTAATTGATGGTACTGCAGCTTCGTATAAAAAAACAGAGCAATTAAAAGAAACTCTTGAAAATGCTGGTTATGAAGTATTTATGGTTTATGTGTATTCTTCATTAGAAAAATCACTCCGTAAAAATGAAGATAGGTTTGAGCGTTCTGGAGGTGAAGATAGAAGTTTAATGCCTTTTATTGTAATGCAAACGTGGGCTGGAGTTACTAAAAACTTTATTCCTTACCTTAATTTATTTGGTGAAAATTTTGTCGCTACTACTACCGATAAAAATTTAGTAGATGCTGATTCTTTAGAAGATATTCTTAAAAAGTATATAGAACCATACACTCCAAAAGACACAAAACCAAAAACCCCAGCACAACAAGCAAGTGCTGATAAGCAAAAAGAAAAAATTGAAAAAGATATTAAAGATTTAATGTCTAAGGAACAAGTAGAAAAACACATCCAACATATAGTTTCCACAGAGGAAGCACAATCAAAACTAAATAAATTTTTACAATCATGAAATTATTAGATCTATTAAACGAGGTTGAAAAAGCCGAAGTAGTAAAAGAAGCAGTAGGTATCCCTACGGACGAAATTGGTAAATTCTTTATCGTTGAAAAACCAACTAAAGATTCAGAAATGGATGATGTGGTTTATGAATTAGATCTTCCTGAATTTGCACTTCAAATTAAAGGTGGATTAGATATTAAAAACATTTTAGGTGTTTACAAACAAAAATCAGATGCTCGTAGAGCAGGAACTGAAGCTTTGAAAGCATTTCAAGATACTCTTAAGGAAATGGAAGATGCTATGGAAGCTTTCCGTGGTGCTAAAAAAGATATTGAAGAAAAGAAAGCAATAGCTAAAGAAAAAATCCAAAAGCTAAAACAATAAATGAATAACTTAACCAAATCTCTAATCTCAGAGTTGGTTGGTGATAATGTTGTTACTGCTGTATATGGCGGAGGATTTAAACCACCAACAAAAGGTCATTTTGAAGTAGTTCAAAAAGCGCTAGCTGAATTTCCCGAAATAGATAAATTTATTATTTATGTGGGATCTGGGGAGCGTAATGGGATTACTCAAGAAGAATCCTTATTGATTTGGGAAATTTATAAAAAATATTTAGGGGATAAAGTAGAAATCCAACCCTCAAAAGCACCCATTGGTGATATTTTACGCTATGCTAAAAATAATCCCGAAGAAGTTGTATATTTTGTTATAGGTGCTCGTCAAGGAAATGAAGATGATTTAAAAGATGTAGCCCTAAGAACCTCAGGAGTAGAAGATAAATACCCTAATGCAAAAATTAAATTAATATCAACCCCAGGAGATGGCATGAGTGGAACTAATGCTCGTAAAGCTGCTAAAATATCCCCTGAGGATTTTTATAAATATCTTCCATCAAATTTAAGTGATAATGAACGAATGGAAGTTTTTAGTTATATTCAAGATATTGTAACTGAAAAACAATTAAATGAAGGTTTTATACAAGATTTAAAATCAAAATTTACTAAATTTATATCTGCTATTAAACAAGAAAGTAAAGAAACCAAAGAAGCGGTATCTTTACTGATTAAATCAGCTAAAGGTGATATTGATTTAACAGAAACCCAGAAAAAAGAAATAGGTAATCAATTAAAAGATGTTTTAAAATTAATAGGTTTAACAGCAATTGCCACCCTCCCAGGTGGATTTATTGCTGCTGCCTTAATTAAATTATTTAAAGCAGAATATTTAGTTACACCTTCATCGATGATGACTGAATTAGTAACAGATACAGATATTATTTGTGATAATTGTGGTTGGGAATGGAAAATAGCAGATGGTGGAGATGATTTGTATATTTGTCATAAATGTGGGCATAATAATACTCCTAAACAATTAAATGAAAATGCTACTTACTCTAATCATATTGATCTATTACCTCTACTAGCTAAATTAACTCAACATATGATTGATAAAGGTTACAAAATTGAACCTTTACCTGGGTTAAAATTAGTTGATGGTGATATAGAAAACGCTAAAGATTTCTTTGGTAAAACGGCATATTACGATCCAAATGAAAAAATGATTGTTCTTTATACTGAAGGACGTCATCCAAAAGATATTGCTCGTTCGTATGCTCACGAAATGATTCATCATATGCAAAACATGGAGGATCGTTTAGGTGATATTACAACTACAAATACTCAAGAAGACGATCATATAAATGATCTAGAAAAAGAAGCCAATTTAAAAGGCACAATGACTTTTAGAAATTGGACTGATAGCTTACAAGAAAAGAAAAATAAAGATCCATTTGGTTTATTAGAAGATATACTAAATGAAGGTGTATATGATTCCATCGTTTCTAAACTATCTAAAGACGTTATAAACGCGTGGAAATCACAACACGACAAAAAGCCAACTTACCCATTTGCTGTGCTTGATACAAACTACGAAATGGAAGATGCTAAAGGTCGCCCAATGGAATTTGATCTTTTAGCTAAAATTGATTTCAAGAAAACTAAAGATAGACAATACAAAGTTGATGGTGGAGCAAATGAAGGTGATGATGACACAGAAGGATTTGTTGCCCTTAACTTCCAGGTAGATCCTAGAGAATTACCTCAAATGTGGTCTACTATTGCTATGGATATTCGTGATGTTTTACGCCACGAGTTAGAGCATTTAACTCAAGGTGGTTGGAATGTTCGTGATGATAAAGAAATGGCTGATGATTCTGCCATTCGTGATATGATTCAAAAATATAAAATACTTGCTCCTAAAAACTACTTTATGTTAGATAAAGAAGTAGACGCTATGCTTCAGGGCATGTATTTTAAAGCTAAAAAATCAAGAACGCCATTTGGTGATGTTATTGATGATTACCTTGATAAAGTAGGTTTAGAACCTGAAGAAAAAGAAGAGATTAAAACTCGTTGGAGGGGCAGAGTAAAGGCATTATCTTTACCATTATTTGAGGTAAAATATAAACTGAAAAAGGTTATGAAAGAAGAAGAAACAGAACAAAAATATACTATCTATTGTGATATGGATGGTGTACTTACAGACTTTGATAAGCAATTTGAAAAAGCATCAGGTGGTATTCCACCACGTGAGTATGAAGAAAAAAATGGCAAAGAAGCATTTTGGAATCTAATAGATAATGAAAATGGTGTTGGTTTTTGGGTAGGAATGCCTTGGATGCCAAATGGAAAAAAACTTTGGGATTATATCAAACAATACAACCCAACCCTACTTTCAGCCCCTTCGCGCCAGAATGAATCACGTTTAGGAAAACGTCTTTGGGTTAAAAATAATATCCCTGGAACAAAATTAATTTTAGCTAATGCTGAAAACAAACAAAATTATGCTAATAATAAAAGTATTTTGATTGATGATAGACCATCAAACATTGAACAATGGCGTTCAAAAGGAGGTATAGGTATATTATTTATATCCACAGAACAAACGATAAAAGAATTAAATGAATTAGGTTTATGAGTAAAGAATCAGTTTTAAATAAACAGTTTAAAGAAAAAGATGTTCAACGTCTTCGTAACCTAGTAACAGGCAAATATGGAGACCGTACCTTATCAGGTATTGGTTATACTAAACAAGAAGAATTCCATAATGAAGGAGATGTATGGGAAGCTCAAGACGGGCGTTTATGGACAATAAAAGATGGAGTAAAACAAAATATTACTAAATTAGATGAAGCTAAAAAGGCAGTTACTATTCCTTTATTTTGCCCATCTTGTAACACACTAATGAAAAAACACCTAGATAAACGCTTCTTTATCCAGTTTAAAAGATGTTTGGATTGCCAAGTAAATTTTGAAACTGAACTTAAATTAGAAGGTTTATGGGAACAATACAATGATGTATTTATTGGAGATAATGTTGATAATTTAATTAAAGAATTTGAAACATGGTTTGAAGAAGAACTAAATGCCTCTAATGAATCTTATATTACTGAAGCCGGAGATATTGAAACTTGGGTTGGTTCTGCTAAGCAAAAAATGCTTGAAAATAAAGAAGAAACAATTAAATTTTTAAAATCTCTAAAAAAATAAAATGGAACCATTCATGATGTTAACTACCATAGCTGTTGCTTTAATTACTGCCGTAATAGGTCCAATAGCAGTAGCATGGGCTAAAAAACAATTTGAAGCCCCTGTTAAAGTAAATCAAATAGAAGAAGCAATTGATTTAAATACATTAGTTGATGAGCAATTAGATGTATTAATGCAAGAATTAGAAGCAGATAGAGTATGGGTTGCCCAATTCCATAATGGTGGACATTTCTACCCAACAGGTAAATCCATCCAGAAATTTTCTATATTTTATGAAAAAATAGCTCCTGGGGTTATAACAGTACAACATACTTTTCAAAATGTACCTGTTTCTTTATTCCCAAAAGCATTGGCTCAACTTTATAAAGAAGGTGAATTAGCTATTCCAACATATGAAGGTGAAGATTATGATTTAACTGGTGTTTCATCTCCTTATGGCACAAAATCATTTTATATGATTGCGTTAGATGATTTGCATGGTAAATTTATTGGTGTATTATCCATTGCCTTTAACACAGAATATAAATTATCTAAAGAAGATTGGATATTTATACGACAGAAGGCAGGTGTGATTGGTACATTACTTGACGAGTACTTAAATAATAAAAAATGAAGTTAAATCCTTTTGAAAATAGCAGAACGTTTTTCACCCGAAATAGCCAACAAACAGTTATTAGGGATACTTTTGTTAATCAAGCTAACCCCCCTCAAGAAGAAGAAAAACAAACTATTGAGGAACCTAAAGAAGAAATTAAAGAGGAACCTAAAAAAGAAAATAAATCTAAGGAGACTCAAACAATTGAAAAACCAAAAATTAATATTAAAAATATTTCCAATGATTAGTCTTAAAGAATACTTTCCCGATATTGCTGAAAATCAAGAAGCAAATGATTTAGAATCCAAATTCAAATCAGCATTCCCAGATTTCCGCGTTTCAGTCTCACTATACGGAAATTCAGGAACAATCCAAATTATCCTTAGAGATGATATCCACCCAAGTGAATTTTCAGATATGGTAAAATTTGTTGAAGGTTTAGGTTATAAAGTTTCTCAATCTCAATCAGATAATCAATTTGATTATGATGATGATAGATATTTTTATCCACGAATCGTATTTAGCAAATAATGAAAGACTTAAAGAAAATCCAAGAATTCTTTTCTGAATCATCAGATAATTCTATCAAACCCGGAGATACTGTTAAAAGTAAAATCTATTACTATAAAGATAAAACTGGAAAAGTAAAATCAATAAAAGGAGATATAGCTGTTGTTGATTTCGGAGACGAAAAACCAGTTGACCATGAATTAAGAAGATTGGTAAAAGAAGAAAATCAACCTAAATTCAAAAAAGGTGATAAAGTAACTTACCTTGGACACCCAGGTGAAATTACAGCTGTTAATAAAGAAATGACAGGTGAAATTACATATAGTGTAGCTTACGATAAAGGACAAGGTCGAACTAAAGCATCAAATATTAATCTTAAAAGCGGTGCTATTAAACCTGTAAACGAAGTATCTGAAACTGAATACAAAGTAGCAGGTCATCCTGTAACAATCAATAAAAATAATTCCGAAGACCAAGCTAAATGGACTGTAACTTTTACTAAAAATAATAAAACAGTTCCTTATGCTGATGTATTAGCTCTTATTAAACCAAGACCAGCTTTAAAAGAAGCTAAAGGTAAATATAAAATAGCTTACAACGGTAAAGGTTTCTATGGTATCACAAACGGTGGTAAAATCGAAGGTGAATATTCAAAAGAAGAAGCACAGAAAAAAGCCGATGAAAAAAATAAATCTATGAATGAAGCTAAAAAAGAAGATGCCGTTGATACAATCACAATGGATATTCCTTTATTCCTTCGTATGCTAGAATATGCTAGAGAAGATGCTCAAAAAGACCTAGATTTACATGATGTTACCGAAAAAGCAAATAAATTAGGTAAAGAAAGAGGTATCTTATCTATGGACGATTACGAAG